ATACAAAAGCAACATCCAGAATTAGATATAAGATTTATATTTACAAACAGTAATAAAAAACTAAATAAGAAATCTAAAACAACATATGCAAAGTGGTGTGAAAAACATGAATTTTTATATGCTACAAAAGTTATACCAAAAGAATGGTTGAATTGTGATTTAGAAATAGATATACCAGAGTTTATTAATTTTAAAGGGATAAAACATTATGTATGATGAAGGTGAAGAAGTAGAAGAACTTACTATGGAAAGTGCAGCATCTAAATTAAAAGAAGATAGTGTTGCTGTTGTAATAAAACCATCTTTTAAAAATAATAAATGGACAGGTAAAGTGGATTTAAGTGCTTTGATTATGCCAGTAGCTAGATTAGAAGATGCAGAACATGATTTACTTAAAGATACTATGTATGGTTTAGTAACATGTTTTCATTTATTAAATACAGATCAAGACTTTGCTGATAGAGTTAGTGATGAAATGGATAGTATGGCTAGGTCTGGAGAGTTAGAGAACTTAAAGAAAAAGAAAGATATATCTCATATATCGTCATGGACTAAAACTGAAGGTACTGCATAATGAGTTTATACGGAGAGTATTTAGGAAATGTTCGTAAACAAATAGAAGAAGAAACTAAAAAAAATAAAGATATGGTAAATCATCCTGAACATTACAATAAAGGTTCATACGAAACTTATGACGTAATTGTAGATACATTAGGTAAACATGAAGCTATATCATATTGTCAAGGTAATATACTTAAATATATTATGAGAATGTGGAATAAAGATAAGCCTTTACAAGATGCAGAAAAAGCTGAATGGTATTTAAAAGCTATGATAAAGTTGTTAAAAGAAACTAAGGGAGTTAATTGGTAATGGATAAGATAAAAATAAATTTATCTAGGGACAAGTTGCTATCAGAACAAGCAACACAATTGCTAAAAGATTATTACATGATTAAAGGAGAGTCTTCTCCACAAGAGGCTTTTGCTAGAGCAGCACTTGCTTATTGTAATGATGACTATAGATTTGCTCAAAGAATATATAACTATGCTAGTAAACAATGGTTTATGTTTGCTAGTCCAGTACTTAGCAATGCTCCTAGATGGGGTGAGCCATTTAAAGCTTTACCTATTAGTTGTTTTTTAACTTATGTAGGTGATACATTAGAAGATTTAATTGCACATAATACAGAAGTTGCTTGGTTATCTGTTAAAGGTGGTGGGGTTGGAGGTCATTGGTCTGATGTAAGGGCAGTCAGTGATAAAGCTCCAGGTCCAATCCCATTCCTCAAAGTTGTAGATAGTCAAATGACTGCATACAAACAAGGTAAAACTAGAAAGGGAAGCTATGCTGCGTACATGGATATTGATCATCCTGACATTATTGAGTTTATCAATTTTAAGCTGCCTACTGGCGGTGATGCTAATCGTAAGTGTTTCAACTTATTCAATGCTGTTAATGTAACTAATAAATTTATGAAACGACTTGAGGCTGATGAGATAATTGAACTGAAAGATCCTCACACAGGTCTATATAGAGATAGAATTAGAGCCAGAGAATTATGGGAACGTATACTTGAAGCTAGATTTAGAACAGGTTCTCCATATATTAACTTTATTGATACAGCTAATGAAGCATTGCCTGAAGCTTTGAAACAACAAGGTTTAAAGATTCACGGTAGTAATTTATGTAATGAAATTCATTTGCCTACAAATAAAGATAGAACTGCTGTATGTTGTTTATCTTCTGTCAATCTAGAAAAGTATGATGATTGGAGAAGAACTTCTATGATTAGAGATTTAATTCGTTTTCTGGATAATGTACTACAAGCATTTATAGATAATGCACCTAGAGAAATTATTAAAGCTAAGAAGAGTGCTCTTCGAGAACGATCATTAGGGTTGGGGGCTATGGGATTTCATGGGTATTTACAGAAATATAATACACCATTTGAAAGCCCTATAGCTAAGTCATTAAACAAAAGAATATTTAAGTATATAAAAGATGAAGCCTTATTGGAAACAAAGTTACTTGCAACAGAACGTGGTACTCCAGGTGATCTTTTTGGTACCAATGTTCGTAATGCACATCTTCTTGCTGTTGCTCCTAATGCCAATAGCAGTATTATTTGTGGCTGCACTGCTAGTATCGAACCTATTAAATCGAATGCGTATGTGCATAGGACAAGAGCAGGATCACACTTAATTAAAAATAAATATTTAACTGAAATATTAAAGAAGTATAATTCTAATACTGAAAAGATTTGGCAGAGTATTATTATTAATGAAGGCTCTGTACAACACTTAGATTTTTTATCAGATTATGAAAAAGATATATATAAAACAGCTTTTGAAATAGATCAAGCATGGATAATAGAACATGCAGGTGATAGACAAGAATATATATGTCAAGGACAATCAGTTAACTTATTTTTTCCATCAGGCAGTGATAAGAGTTATGTAAACTCTGTTCATATAAAAGCATGGAAACAAAAGTTAAAGGGGCTTTACTATCTTCGTACTAGCTCTGGTAATCAAGCTGAAAAAGTTAGTACACAAGTACAACGAAATGCTTTAAAAGATGCAGAGGAGTGCATAAGCTGTCATGGATAAACGAAAAAAATTTGATTATAAATTATTTAAAGCTAATGATGAGTTAGCTAGAAATATTGGAAAACAATATTGGCAGGACTTAGGGTATCTTTGCTATGATAACCCAGATAAATACGGTCCTGATTTGTGTGTTGATGAAAAAGTAACAGACATTACTGTAACTCAGAATTTTTATTGTGAAATGGAGATTAAACGTGCATGGAAAGGTAAAGATTTTAAATATAAAACTTGCCAAATACCCCATAGAAAAGCAAAGTATTTGGACTTCAATAAGTACGGTAGGACGACACATTTTTTCATCATTAATAATGAACAGGAATTTGCTTTCTTTATTAAAGGAGAAGATGTTGAAGCATCGCCAGTAGTAGAAGTACCTAATAGATATGTACCTTCAGGTGAAATGTTTTTTCAAGTACCATTAAACAAGTTAAAATTAATAGAGTTAAAGAAAGATGATAAAGACAACAAAACCAGCAAAGAGTAAAAAAGAAAATAAAGTAGATGTTGATTCGGTAGAAGTAATTCATTGGAGAGATGCTTTATCAGATCATGGATGGAGTGAAACTAGAGAAGCTGAATTAGCAGAAGTAGTATCTGTAGGATTTTTAATAGCAGAAAATAAAAAAGCAGTATGTATTGCAACAACTTGGGCCGAACCAGAAAGTAATGGTCGGATGAATATACCAAAAGGATGGATTACAAAGAGATATAAAGTAGATATAAGGGAAAAAGAGACAGTTTTAACTACTATGACATTGCCAAAAAATAACTTGCAAAACTCGTAGTTTTCTATACAACTATTCCTACCCCCTAATAGATACATCCGTATCTAATATACCCCTTTTAACAACATGGAGATAGAACTATGAGCTTATTGTCACCTTCAAAAACGTACAAGCCCTTTAAATATCCTTGGGCTGTAGACTATGCAATCAAATCAGAGAAGGCTCATTGGGGTGAATGGGAATGTAAGCTACAAGATGATGTAGCACAGTGGCAGTCTGGTAAATTAACTGATGCTGAAAAGAATCATATTACTCAAATACTTAGGTTGTTTACTCAAAGTGATGTAGCTGTAGGTACAAACTACCTGGAGTGCTACATACCTAAGTTTAAAAATAATGAGATAAGAGCTATGCTAACTAGCTTTGCAAACAGAGAGTTTGTACATCAAAGAAGCTATGCATTACTTAATGATACTTTAGGATTACCTGAAGAAGAATACTCTGCTTTCCTAGAGTATGAACAGATGAAAGATAAGATAGACTTTATGACTGATATAGATGCTAACTCTGTAGCAGGTTTAGGTAAAGCTATTGCTAGATCTGTACTTAATGAAGGCATGTCATTATTCTCAGCTTTTGTTATGCTGCTTAACTATCAGAGATACGGTAAAATGAAGGGCATGTGTGAGATTGTAGAGTGGTCTGTAAGGGACGAAACAATGCATTGTGAGGGTATGGTTAGGTTATTCAGAGAGTACTGTGAGGAGCATCCTAGAGTCGTTAATGATGCCTTTAAGAAAGATATATATCAAATGTTTAGAGATGCTGTAGATTTAGAAGATGCTGTGGTAGATGCTGCCTTCGAGATGGGTAGTGTACATGGGTTGAAATCTAAGGATGTTAAACAATATATGAGATATTTAGCAGATAGGAGACTTATACAACTAGGATTAAAAGGTAACTTCAAAGTCAAAGACAACCCATTAGAGTGGTTAGATTGGATAGTTAGTGGAGATACTTTAAAGAACTTCTTTGAAGGGGTAGTTACTGATTACAATGCATCTGGTATGACAGGTGATTGGGGTTGGGGTGAACCAGTTAAGAAAGAAGAAAGGATAGCTGCATAGTTTATAATGCTGATAAATAAAAAATATAATATTATTTATGCTGACCCGCCTTGGTCATACAGAGATAAAGCTACTTCAGGTAATAGAGGAGCTAATTTTAAATACAAAGTACAAGATCATAGGTGGATTTGTAACCTACCAGTTAAAGATATAAGTGAAGAAAATTGTATTTTATTTATATGGATTACTATGCCTAAACTAAATGACATAATGGAAGTAATTAATTCTTGGGGTTTTTCATACAAGACTTGTGCATTTACTTGGATAAAAAGAAATAAACTACAACCTAGTTGGTTTTGGGGTATGGGTAATTGGACAAGGGCTAATCCAGAACTGTGTTTACTAGCAACAAAAGGCAAACCTAAAAGAGTTAGTGCTAGTGTACATAGTGTAGTAGACACACCTATTGAAAAACATAGCAAGAAACCAAATGTTGTTAAGGATAGGATAGTTCAATTGTGTGGAGATTTACCTAGAATAGAATTGTTTGCTAGACAAAAAACAAAAGGTTGGGATGTATGGGGGAATGAAGTATGATAATACTATTGATAGCACTACTATTTAATCCTGTACTTGCAGGTGATGCAGTACTGGGTGAGGCAAAGTTTATGCAGAACTGCAAGCAATGTCATGGACCTGCAGGTATGGGCATGGCTAGTTACCCAAAGGTATCTGGTAATGATATTGATTACACGATAGATAGATTAAAAACTTATAGAGATGGTATTGAGGTTGGCCCAAACTCTGCACTAATGATAATGATGGCTAGACCTTTATCAGATATAGATATACACAACTTAGCTGCTTATTTAAAAGAAGCAAAAAGATAGCTGCTTAATCTGATTGATTTTCTGTTGCAGAAAAAGGTTTATCATATGGTTCACGTTGATATATTTTTTGATTATAAGTAAATACATCTTTATAACTACCTGTATCAAGAATCGATTTACCTTCAGGATGAAACTTTTTAGATCTATCTATAATTTCTTGTCGTATTCTACGAGGTTGTCTACTTAGCCATATCTTACCTCTTTTATTTGCAGCATCTACATCCCCTGATAACTGTTTAGCTTTTAATATTGCATCGACTTCTTCTCTAGCTTTTCTAACAGCTTTTGATAAATGTCCGTGTAGTTCTTGGGCCTGCATATTTTTAGTAAGGCTTCTAAAAAATTTAGTTGCTTCATTATCTGCAAGAGTTTTTAATACTACTTCACCTGGTCTTTTATTATCCCCTATTATATATTTATAAGATGCTAAGATAACTTCTCTATCATATTCTGGATCTCCTGAAGATGCATAGATAGGCCAAGGTGCTACATTTAAATCTTTAAATAATTGTTCTAAATCATTTACTCTAGGTGTTTCTCTAATACCTTGGAATACATTAAAGAACTCACCACTACGGACAGGTGCAGTTGAATCAAACTTTCTTAGTACAGGTGGCATTTCATATTTAAAT